TCTTAGATTCATATTGTTTTTTATTCTCTTCTGTTAATGCTGTAATATCTGCAATGTATTTTAATTGTGTACTGATTTTTGTTTTAGTAATTTCTTGTTGATGTTCAATCTCTTTTAATTTTTCTTTAAGAGTGTTAGTCTTTTCTCTTAATAAAACGTTCATCTTCGAAAAGACATTGATATCGAGAAGATCCTCGATTACCTCTCGTCTAACCCATGCAGAGAGTTGCATAAATGGTATGAAAGATGAGGAGCCAAGAACTACCACTTGATGAAACGATTTATGATTTAGCTTCAAGATATTTTGTTCGAGGATCTTCTGATATTCCTTGGAATGTGACGATTGGTTAATCATCGTACCATTCTTCCAGATTTCAAATGTATTGGGCTTGATACCACGCACCACTTTAAATTGTGCTTTACCGATATCAAACTCCGCTTCTACCAAACACTGTCTACCATTGATAGAGTTTACCAATTGAGGCTTGTTGATATTTCTGTGTGGCTTGCCAAACAATGCAAATGACAATGCATCAAGCATGGTGGATTTACCAGCACCATTAGTACCAACTACGAGTGTGGTTTTATTCTTATTCAAATCAATTTGAGTGAAGTTATCTCCTGATGAAAGGAAATTTTTATAACGTAACTTCTTAAATATAATCATGCAATCTCAAGAGCTTGTGCTTCTGTCATCAATTCACGGAAATTGTTTTTGATACGATTCTTATCAAGATCTGTTTCTACAGCATCAATATAGGAATCAACGATTTCAGTTGTATCGTCGAAACTAATACTCTCGTCCTCTACGTTTTCTCCCATGAATTCATTAAAATTCTCTGCAATCTTTAATTCATGGATGTCTTGGTTCTGAATACGATCGATAAACCTATCGAAAGTAAATACGTCTTTCTTGTTTACTACTACAACCTTAACAAACTTCTTGTCAAAGTGGCTAACATCTACAGTATTATAATCTGTTTCGTCATCATTGTACACCACTTTTTCATACAAAGTGTGCGGATTATGTATTTTTTCTATCTCTCGGGTTTCAGTATCGATGACATGGAAACCCTTCGGATCATGTGCATCTGACCAGAAAAACTCCATTTGTGTACCTAAATACATTATGTTATCTTGTTGAGAACCTGCATGATAGTGACCACTCAATACCATCTCAAACTTTTTGAACGGCGCAGGATCTTGACCATGTTCGTTCTTTAAACCACGCATCACCTCAAATCCTGATAACTCTAGATGACCACCTAACCAATCGGCTTTACATTCTCTAACGAAGTTCATACTCGAAGTATAGTTTTCTGAATTGATCCACGGTAAGAGTGCCATCTTCAATGAACCGTATTCCATGACCGTAGGCTCCATGATAATATGCACTTCATTCATATAGTGACCTAATAGTTCTTTCAAAGAGTTTAGATCATTGGTGTTTTTAAAGTACGTATCATGGTTGCCAGGAATAATATCCATTTGCATACCATTTTTACGAAGTGGATCTAAGAAGTGTTTTCGATTATGGTTAAGGGCTTTGAAGTTGACAAATTTCCTGTGATCATAATAGTCTCCCAAGTGCACGATCTGTGTGATCTCGTGTTGTTCACAGTAAGGAAAGAATACTTCTGAGTAAAACTTTGCTGCGTTTTCGAGGAAGACTTCGGATGAGTTACGGATACCACAATGCGTGTCATTTAATACTGCTACTTTCATGTCATAAATCCAAGGAGATCAGAGTCTGCGGTTTTCTTTCGCTTCTTCTTTTCCTCTTTCACAATTTCCTTCATTTCATTATCTACGTATCGTACTCGTTCAATGCGTTCTCGTAATGTGTCTACGAATGCTCCAACCACTTGAGTAGATGTCTCATCCCCTAATTCATTATCAATAAAGTTTTCGATACCAGATTTGGTTAAGTATTTAATCTTGATGTCTTGTTGTTTTTTCTCTTTAGCGATACGCCGTAAGAATGCATACCATGTAATCTGTGTAAAATATGCAAAAGCATTAGGCTTACCAGTTCTTGTAGCAGCTTCGAGATTATAGTTTTCGATAGCCTTCAAACAATTTTCAACTGCATCCATGACCATCTCTTCGCGATATGTGTAGCGAATAAAATTAGATTTGTGAGACAAACCTTCAGCGATTCGAAGGAAACACTGAGCAATATAATCAGGTACGATAGGGAGTTGTTCTTGTTTTTTCTTGGCTTCTTGAACCTTTGCTACGTATTCTACCACAGCTTGAGAAAAGTCGGCGTTATTCACATAATGAATGCTTGCTCTCTTAGTTCGTGCCATATTTATTCCTTTCATAATATAGCTATTATACCACAAAATGTATGTAATGTAAATACTTATTTATGTGCGTTTTTAGGGTTTACAAAACGCGCGAAGTATGGTATAATAAGATGTAATCCCGGAGGGAGAGAAGGTACTAATGAAATGTTCCTCGAGGTTTAAACTGAATAATTTTAGGATCTGCAGAATCTAAAATATCGTCTTCTTGTGAAGAAAACTTATCTTTCAAATATTCATCCATCTCTTCTTCTGTTAATTCTTCGATATCAATTTCCTTTAGAACCTCGTCTAGACTTAAGACTTTACTTGTTTTCATACCTGACTCAACTTCTTTCACTGCTTGTGCATAGTGTAACGCTAACGTTACCGAAGGATTCATTTGACCGACGATGTGACCAGCATTTAAGGTCTGTAAACCATCAATATCGTCTGTAAAGGACATCCATGGTTTAAATGAATAGTATCTTACATTACGATCAAAGTCGTCTATACACATTAATTTTAAGACTTTACGTATGACTACACTTGCATCAGGTGCATCAGCGTCTAGTACCTCGCAAATAATCTCCTCATCATTTGTCAGTTTAAATTGTTTTAGGTTCATATGTTTACCTTATATGTTTTGTGTTCAAACTGTTCATTTTCATAAATCTTAAGTCTTTCATTAGCATGTAATAAACAATAATTTTGCCGTGATTTCCAACTGATATCGTCTGATATATCATATAACTTGTAGTTATATCTTCAGTACTTTTTCTTAAACCTCTCCCTATTGATTGCAGTACCCGTATTTGTGATTTTGACGGTGACGCAAAAATAATATTATGTAACTCTTTTATATTTATACCTGTTGAAAAAGTACCGAGAGATGCTACAAGTATGGCATCCTTTTGTTTATCAACGATACCACGTATGGCTTCTCTGTCAGTAGCACCAACGTCTCCTGATACAAAAAATACCTTTCGATCGTCTGAAGCACCGTCTTGTATCATATTAAATAGTGGTTTACCATGTTTCTCTACATAGTTATATAGAACAAGTGTATTACCTTTCATATCAAGAGCTAAATTTCGTATGAATCTATTGCGCTTCTCATTGGATACAATGAAGTCGATCTCATCCTGATATGATTGTTTACCAAACTCCTTACGTATTTTTTCTGGGTATGTAAGTAAGATTCGTTTAATTTCGAGGCGGGCGAGAGTATTGTTATCTTGTAATGACTTTGTTGTGGTAACGCGGTATATTTTACCGAATAAACCTTGGAGTACGAGTTCATGTGTTTGAGCTCCGTCTAGTGTTCCTGTAGTTCCAAATCTATAGCCAGCTTCTGTACATTTATTCATGATGGTCATCAAAGACTTAGACTTAAATCCATGACATTCATCTCCTATAACACAGCCAAATTGTTCGAACCATTCTTTCTTGAGTCTATGTACAGATTGCCAAGTTGTGATTACACAAGCAGCGTTGATATTATCCTTATCTTTACCTGAATAAATCTTATGCAAAGCACGTGCATCCCATCCATAATTAATGAAATCACTATGCATCTGTTCAACCAACGAAGTTGTAGGCACAATTACGAGGACTCTACCACCTTTAGGATAACTCCTACCATCAGTGAGTCTTTGCAACCAATAACGAATGGTTGCATAAATTATGAGGGATTTTCCTGATCCGGTGGGGCTGAGTAAGATCGCTCTTTTCCTTGTGAGAGCTTCTCCAACACAATCGAACTGATAGCCGCGAAGATCGAAAGGTAAATCAAGCCCGCTGCAAAATAACCTAAGATCATCTCGTTTGATGTCATTTCTATCATTTGGTTTACCATATCTTGAATCTTCTGATTCTAGTATATATCCACGTTGCGTGCAAAAAGTGTGTAAATGATAGTATAGTCCTACTGGTAATTCTTGAGTAGCTCTACTAAATAAGCGAATCTTACCATCCCATACCCTATTACGGTATGCAGGCATGAACTTATATCCAGGAACATAAAAACTAAAGAACTCATTGAGCTCTTGAGCTTGTCCTGAATCACAATCAACAATTAGATTTGAGTGATCTAGTTTCCTGACTCGAATTGTTTCCATGATATAATATTTTTTACCGTTTGATGCCGCCACTTTAGGTTATCTATAATCTCTGTAAGTACGTGAATCAACTCTTTATAATAGTGTATACGCTCTTCAGTTTTTTGGATGTCTGAATCTGAATTATACCAGTATTCCATTTCGCCTTTGAGTATCTTCAATCCGTTGTATGGATCTGGTTTCCAACCATGTTTCACAAGATCTTCTTCTGACATCTTGCCATTGTAATATAACCATTTATCTCTCAACAACACTTTCTGTGCATTCTCAACTTTTTTGAGTTGCAACTTTGCTGTTGAAAGGATTTGTAAGTATTTTGAGTGGAGCATTGGAGTTTGACGAGAAGCTTCGTCTAATTTAGCTGTATTGATAACACAGTCTTTTGCCCACATTTCGTGTATTTTTTTCAAGTCAATCATACTTATATTATACCAAATTTTTCATTAAATGTACATTATTTAAGTTCAAAATAGTTAAACCTAAAGGAAGCATTAAATACGATAAATTCTGTTCCTTGTGCAGTAGATTCGAATACGATATCACCTAATGCTGTTGGGATACAATCTATATATCTTACTTGTTTAGTGAGGTTATTATGGCTTGATAATATTGACAACGTGATATCTGCATAAGTTGGTTCAGCCTGTAAGGTATTCCCGCGCCTCTGCGCCCGGGTGAGAGGACCACCCATATTTGTATCTAATAAGCGACGAATCCAATTATACATCTCACTGTAACCTTGTAGATTCTCATCTAATATGATATTTGCCGACAACTCGTTAAATGTGAGTTTATCTCCAGGAAATGGTACACCTGCTACCTTTTGATATGGTAGTTCAGCCGCACTCATGATCATACCAGGATGTGTGATGTTTTGACAGAAAAACTCCAAGTTAGGGAAGTTTCTTCTATCTATAGTTAACTTAAAACTGGTAGGTTGTAAGTAATTAAAGTTGTCAGTTAAAGTAGCCATATCCCTATTTATACACTTCTCCTAAAAAAAGAGGCGGCCGAAGCCGCCTCAGTTGTATTACTTATTATTATTAGCTTACGCGCCGAGGATATTGTCCACGCGGAAGATACGATAGTACTGGTTAGTTTTAGCAGCTGCCAGTCCATCGGCTGGGTTTGCACCAACGAATGGGTTTGAGACCATGCCGTAGCGAGTCTTAAAGCCAATCTTCGGCTGGAAGGTGTCCTCACCAACCGCGCGTACCATTGTGAGTGGAACGTATGGGCAATAGAAGAGACCTGCGTCATATGGGTTAGTACCCTTATAACCTACAGTCACGTAATCTGCTACCGCATATGGGTCGATGTAAACGCGAGTGCGACCGTTCAGCACACCTGCGAAGGTGTTACCAGTGTCGTCTACATTCAGGGTTGTGTTCATTGCTGGAGCGTAGTCAAGCATACCTGAAGCTGAGAGGGCAGATGCAACATCTGAAGAACAGATGATGAAGTTGCCTTTACCGCGACGGGTTTCTTTAGCAATGATGTTTGCTTCACGCTCGATCTGTACAATCAGACCTTTGAACTTCTCTACTGACCAACGGCCATCTGCATCTGTTGACAGGTCAAAGATACCATTGATAGCAGTGTTGGAAGTACCAGCACCAGTTTTGGCTTGTGAGTTAACAGTACGGATAACTTCACGGTTGATTTCAGCCATGATCTCGGTTGAGAGAATGTTAGCCAATTCTGTTTCTGCATCCAGTCCATGAATAGCTTTCAAGTCCTGAGCCAGTTCCAGTGAGTATTCAGCTTTTAGTGCACGTGACTTAGCAGTGACTGTTGCCTTCTCAATGGTGAAGCCCATTTCTGCAAAGTCTTCTGAACCTGCAGAACCAAGTGCTTCTGCTTCTGCAGTTGTGTATGGATCACCTGCATAAGGACCGGTACGTGAATCATCGATAGATGAGTCAACGGTGCGCAGACCAGTTGCAGAGTCATCAGCCAGACCAGACAAGCCTGAAGGACCAGAACCGTTACCAGTTGCAGCAGAGTCGCCAGAGAAACCAACTGCTGCTTCGTTGAACAGAGCTTCATCA